CAAAGGTGGTTACGCAGATTACTCTACTAGCAACTGGGCACGAAAAGAAAGTGCATTGACCGAAGCAGAAGCCGCAGCGATTGAATCACATGGGTTGTTCAATTTAGCAGACTTCTTGCCGAAGAAGCCAGGTGAAGCAGAATTGCGTATCATCAAGGAAATGTTTGAAGCATCAGTGGATGGTCAGGCATATGACAATCAACGATGGGGTCAATACTATCGTCCATGGGGCTTAGATGCTCCAGCTGGTTCAGCAACTGAAGCAGCACCGTTACCCGTGCGTACTGCGCCAGTAGTAAAGCGTGAGGTTGACGAGGATGATGAACCAGCAGTAGCGACTTCTACGATAGAAGTTCCTAAAGCAGCCGGTGGTGATAAGGCACAGGACATTCTTGCAATGATTCGTGCCCGTCAAAAAGCATAATACGGCTTGGGCCTCTGCGATATAATTGTATGCCCAGGTTCTCAACGGGAGAATAACATGACACTACCAGATGAAAGATACCGTGCTATAAGACAAGGTAAAAAACTACTAGAAGAACTCTGTGATCCAGGTCGCACACCACGTGTACCTAGTATGATCAGGGATCGTGCTAGGGCAGCATTACGACATTATCCAAATGATTGGGAGATTGATTCTATCGCAGAAAAATGTCCCGATATGCTTGATAAGCAAACATTCAATGATAAGATATACATGAACGGTTCATATAACCGATAAGACAGGAGAAACAAAATGGCAACAGCAAAAACAGTAAACACACTCGGTGATAAGCTGACGAAAGTAAATGACAATTTCACAGTCAATATGTACGATAATGGATACATGATTGAAGTAAGTGGACGCACTAAGAAGGGTGATTACACTACCGCTAAAATCTTATGTTCAAATGTTGAACAACTGGCAGCATTGGTACAAGAAGCTTGTACGATGGAACGTGATAGCTAATCAAAAAAATATACGAAAGAGAGAATCTAAATGGCAAAACCATTTGATGTAAGTAAGTTTAGAAAAGAAATTACAAAGTCCATTGAAGGACTTAGCATAGGATACAACGATCCAACAGATTGGATCAGTACAGGAAATTATGGACTCAATTATCTCATTAGCGGTGATTTTAATAAAGGGGTACCTCTTGGTAAAGTTACTGTCTTTGCCGGAGAGTCTGGATCAGGAAAAAGTTTCATCTGCTCCGGAAACCTCGTCAGACACGCACAACAACAAGGAATCTATGTTGTACTGATTGACAGCGAAAATGCATTGGATGAAAAATGGCTACATGCATTGGGCGTAGATACAAGCGAAACTAAATTGCTTAAACTCAACATGGCTATGATTGATGATGTGGGTAAGACTATATCAGAATTTATGAAGTCATACAAAGTGATGGCAGAAGATGACAAACCAAAAGTATTGTTCGTCATTGACAGTCTTGGTATGCTATTGACTCCTACTGACGTTAATCAGTTTGAAGCAGGTGATATGAAAGGTGACATGGGTCGCAAGCCTAAAGCATTGACAGCACTCGTCCGTAACTGTGTCAATATGTTTGGTAGTCACAATGTAGGATTGGTCGCTACTAATCACACATATGCGAGTCAAGATATGTTTGATCCAGATGACAAAATCAGTGGTGGTCAAGGATTCGTTTACGCAAGTAGTATCGTAGTCGCTATGAAGAAACTCAAACTCAAAGAGGATGAGGATGGTAACAAGGTTGCAGAAGTGAATGGTATCCGTGCTGCTTGCAAAATTATGAAAACTCGATATGCAAAACCTTTTGAAAGTATTCAAGTGAAGATTCCTTATGAGACAGGTATGAGTCCATACAGTGGATTGACTGATATGCTTGAGAAATCTAACGCATTGAAAAAAGAAGGCAACAGTTTAGTCTATGTGACCGAAGACGGAGAGATCCTCAAAGCGTTTCGTAAAGGCTGGGAAGCAAACAAAGACGGAATACTTGATAAGGTGATGCTTGAATATACTGGAAAAACTAAAAGTAAGATAAGTAATGTAACAACACCTACGGAGGAAGTTACAGAATGAGTCTAGATACAATTGCTGAAGTTTGGGACGCATTGCGCGAACATATTGATTTAAGTGAACGCAATGCAGCGGCAGATACTCTTGTTAATTTTTTGATCGATAATAATTATGAGATCGAAGATATCAAAGATGCCTTCAAAGATAAAGATATCACTAGTGCATTGAAGGGTTATGCTGACGAACATTTTCCTGAAGAGGATTATGAAGAACATGAAGAAGAAGATTTAGACGAATGGGACTAAATGAATTGGTATACACGCATAACAGTGAATCTGGGAGTGCTCCCGGATTTCATTCAATACTTTGAAGCTGAATTGGATAATGCTAAAAAAGAGGTAAAGATATACGGCAATGTTGAAAAGAACATTGCTGCTATACCCGGTGTCACAGAACATAGATTTAATCAATTGCAAGAAGTAGAAGCGGTGCTCAACTACTTGAACATTCAATTAAAGAAAATTCGCCGAAAACATTTTCAAAAATATTTAGAAGCGTATAATAGAGCATTGACAAGCCGTGATGCTGAAAAGTATGCTGAAGGCGAAGATGAAGTGATTGACATGGAAGTATTGATCAACGAAGTGGCATTACTACGCAATCGTTGGCTTGGTATAATGAAGGGCCTTGAAGCTAAACAATGGCAGATGGGGCATATCGTGCGTCTACGCACTAGTGGAATGGAAGATATTACAATTGGCTAATTCAAACTTAAACATAATACAGAAACAACTTGCAAGTATTTCAATGAATGCTGCTCAACAAAATCCTACATTCACCATACAGTCTCTAGGATTAAAGGCCACTGAGTGGGATGACTTATACTCACAACCAGATACTGAATATGTAAAAAAATACGAAGTGTATGATAGTACAGAAGATGTATTAGCATTGAGTGTTACTTGGAATAGATTGCGTTCGCTACTCAGTTATAAAATTAATATGCTAGCGCCTGATAGCAGGCCTACTAAACTCACTGATAGTATCTTGTTCCGAGAAATGATTCAGGAAGACAGAGATAAAGCTAATGTGATCCGTGACTACTACAGCAAGAAACTCATGGTCATAACTTTGCGTGAACAACGGATGAGTAAATTCAGAAAAGATTTAAGCATATTTGTTCATAGTGACAGTAAGATAGTCAAAGAAGAAATGATGCCATTGATTTATCGCTTACCTGAATTCTATGAATATGATATGGGGTTTGATGATATGGTTAGGGGTTTGAATAAACAATTCGAACATCAACCGAAATTGACTATCGGCGGCGATTCGATCACATTGACTCCTTTGAGGAAATTCGTAGTGAAATTGCGTACTAACAAATTCACAGAATATTGGCTCAAAGATAGTGAGAACAAAGCCTACAAGATAGAGATACCCATAGAAAATAAGTTGAACCATCTATGGGAACACTTTTTTGAGCAAGATTCTATCCCCTTGACTGGCTATCTAAAGCACATAGAACGTGATGGAATCAACTATTTTCACTTGAAAAACTGGGAAATAGACTTTACCAAAACTTGACATTAAATGGTTTTGGGTATATAATAGAGGCTTAGATTGATTAAAGGAGCTAGTTATGACCCAAGTTTATGACCGTTTGACAGAGCAAGAAAAGCGTGAAGTTCGTATGTACGGTGTTACCGTTGCAGGTATGCGCGAGTCTGTAGAATCCAGCATCACTTTCAAGTTTTCTGGTCCTGCTATGATGGCTGCTGGCCTCATGAGTGACGCCCAAGAAATGATCAATACCGAGTACGGTGAAGTTGACTATATGCGGGCCGAAGATGCCCGTCAATGTCTGAATCGTGCCAAGTGGATCCTGTTTGAATATGTCATGAAAAAGGATTGACATTAAATGGTTTTGGGTATATAATAGAGGCTTAGATTGATTAAAGGAGCAGAAAATGACTACTGTAGCAAAGATGACAGACGGCAGCATGGTCGAAGTAGTCCGTGTTGCAGAAACAGTTGGCTTCAGCCCTGAGAAGGGTTGGGTCATGATCTGCATGGACTTTGAGAAGATAAGCCGCAAGCGGGAACACTTCAAGTGGATTCCCTCTGCTACCCGTTTCGAATGGGTCAGGGAATTTGCTTTCGGTTGACATTAAATGGTTTTGGGTATATAATAGAGACTTAGATTGATTAAAGGAACAAATATGTCTGAATTCACTACTTGGGAACAAATGTCTGACTTGGAGCAAGCCCAGTGCATCTACTGGGATATGTACAAGGACGCGCATGGTGTTCGCCCTCGTGGTATCGATACTAGCACTTGGACGATGCAAGACTTCCAACTAGAGTTTGCAAGTTTGCAAGAGGTGATCGTGCGTGAGGAAGCTAACCGTCAAGTTGCTGAGAAGGAAGCTGTCGCTAAGTTTGAGCAGCATGTCACCAACACTATCTGCATGGGCGCACGTGACCGTGAGACTGCATTGCGTTGGATCATGGACGCTAGCAACGCCAACGGTGACTGGGAGTATCTGTGTTATGATCTGGGCTTGCCCTATCAATATTTTCGTAAGGTAGCATAATGTATAGAATTGGCGATTTGATTTTCCGTACGCTGGAAGCACTTTGCATCTATGTTGCAGAACATAGAGGCGAAGATTTTACAATTGAGTGGATCACTGAGTATACACTCGGTGACCCTATGGAACAATAATTTGACATTAAATGGTTTTGGGTATACAATAGAGACT